GGCTAAATACCTAGTTGTTCCATTCACCTCAACCGCTAAAAAGTCAGTTGAAATGCTTTTGCTCGCTGCCAGTGTTGTTCCTGCTATTCTTAAATCACCTGACATTATTTTTAAATTTTCAACAAACGTTGTATTAACCGCGTCAGCCGTAATGCTTGTACCTGAGATATGAACATTTGCAAATGCACCTGTATCATTTCCTTGACCGCCAGCAATAGAGCTATTTAAAGTAGAACAAACGTTCAAGTAACCTCCGCTTATTGTGGCTTGAGAGCCTGAAAGAGTATTGTCAGAACCCCCTGCAATAGTTCCATAATTTCCGCTTATAGTGTTGTTTTGCCCTCCTGCAATAACTGCACGAATACCTGTTGTTATTTCGTTGTTAAAACCCCCTCCCACAGTTCCGAACTCGGCCGCTATATTATTTTGATGACCTCCCGAAATAACACAAGAAATTCCGCTTGTAATAACGTTGAAGAAACCACCGCCAACTGTTGAATTTAACGAGCCTGTTATACTGTGACTGTCTCCACCGCTAATGGTTCCATAATTAGAACCGATAACATTTCCAGACCCACCCGAAATGGTAGCTCTTATTGATGCATTGATACTATTTGAAACGCCCCCACTTACCGTTGAATAATTACCGTTCACAGTACAACTCCCTCCCGATGTTTTTCGGCTATCTGTCCCACTGTCACCAACTTGAATAGGGAAAGCACCTATCAACTGACCATCATCTTTAACCTCAAATAAATCCGTTCCTACGCTATTTTGAACTAATAATGCTGTTGTTCCTGACGTTATCCCTGAGCCTTTCCTTTTACTTCTAATTGCGCTACAGGTGTTCCAACGTTACCAATACCAACGCCCGAAGGCATTACTTTTAATTTGTTATTTGCGCCGTCTATAAATTTTAATTCGTTGCCGTCTATGTTGTAAGTTCTTGTGGCTGCTCCACTTAGGGTTAAATTATTAGTCCCTATATTAGTGTCAGCACCACCACCACTAGTCCAAGCCGTTCCGTTAAAAGTTTTATATTCTTTTGCTGTTTTATCATAACATTGATAACCATCAACCGGAGCGACTTCGTTCCAATTCGACCCATCTTGACGCGTCCACGAATCAAATGAAATTCCACCCCATGCAGCATCCACAACACCTCCGCCACCGTCAAAAATCACGTAAATATCATCAACAGCCGTAGTCGGAGGTGGATTGTTACCGTCAACGAAATTTAACGCCCCTGGTAAATATTCAACATCTTGATATATAGCCACATCCGATTCGGACCGAAGCGCGTACGACATCGGATTCGTGGCCGGTAAATTAAAACCTTTAGGCGGATGTAACTCCCCCTCAATTATATTTTTATGTATTATAACAGCCATTTAATAAATTATAAAACCTTTGTTATTCGAATTCAATTCGTTTGAATCGCAATCGTGACCGAATAAAGGATAGTCGATCGGATTATCCAAAACATATTCGATCATTTCATTTACCCAGAAATTACCGTTGTAATTATATGTTGATCTAAGTTGACCGTAATCGAACGAAGGCGTTTGTTCTGTAAATTCGCTTCGATTGTGCATAATTCCTTGGTTCGTCAATTTATCCCGAACTTCTGGAAATGCTTCGTATACAATATAATACGAAAGTAATTTATCTATAAAATTATCCTTTAATATAGTATATTCAGCCGATAAAGATGGATATTGATTCAAATAATCATTATAAAAATCTTTACCTAAAGCCGGTTTTAAATATTTCGCTTGTGCTAATTCGATATATTTATCAAAATACGAGTGATCGAAACTAATATCAGTCACTACCTGTTCACGTACGGTTTGCGCTGTTATTACTTTAGTCGCCATCGTTGTTAATTTCTTTTGTGGGTTCGTATCCTAATAATTCTCTTTGTTCGTCTACTGTCAAAACGTCGCTAGGATTGATTTTATCAACTAACGTTAATGAATTTAATTGATTAATTCCCACTATGAAATTGAATCCAGCTAATTCGATCAACTTATTAAAAAACCTTAACAACGGCTCTTGAAAGTCCGGTGTAATTACCGAGTTCATAAATAAATTATGACTTTCGGAAATTTGTTGATTACCTCCTAATTTACCAGCCGTTTCAATCATAGCTAAAACAGGCGGTATTCTGTGTGCGGAAATAATATTAACCTTCGCCATTTCCGCAAGTTTTTCGAATTCACCTTGTTTTTCTGAATCGAAAGTAGTTATTTTTGCAGCTTGTTCCGGAGAATCTAACATTTCCGCTACGATTTTTGAATTATTCGCTTCGCCTGTGAAATTCGCGACCATGCTTTTAACATATTGTTTCGCTGTAATTCCTTCCGGCGGCGCCCCGAACATTTGTATTAATGCACTTGGAAAGAATCCGTTATCGAATCGGTCTAAATTAAATTTTGGTATTCTATATTCAACATCAATCCAATTTAACGCACCAATATAATCCGGTAAACCGTAAAAATTATATTCCGGTGAATGTCGCATCAATTGAATTGCGTGCGTTGATTTTTTAGGGTTTAAACTTATTTCAACGTGAGGTTTTGACTGATATGTACCGTTCCCGATTTCCCTCCAGTAGTCCGAAACGATTATAGCACTACGATCTTTCTTAATCCGAACCTTTGTCGCATCAATATGATAATAATTTGTTCGCCCTTGAACTTTTACCGATTGAATCCAAGCATTTCCGAAAGTAATATAATCTTTACTTAACAAACTAAAAACATCACGTAAACTTTGCCCTTTTGCGTTAATATCATCAACCCAGCTTTGTTCGTTTGGTTTTAAATCGCTTTCGTAAACGAAGTCGGTCCCTACTGTATAAGCTAGTTTTGAAGATAATATAGCTGAATGAGTGCTCGACCGCCGCGATCGACGCGCTAAATCATTTATATAAACATTGCTTGAAGTATCGAAAAACGAAACGTATTCATTCGATATTCTTTCCGGTTTTTCACGGATCAATTCACGAGTGGTTATAGGAACCCCCGCAGAGCTTGCTTGAATACGATTTTTATTCAGCTTCGGACCGTTTCCGGACTTAATTGGTTGCGTTTTCGCTTTTTGAACTATCTTCTTTCGCATCTTCTTTTTGTACTAAAGTTGTGTATCCTAATTCATGTAGCTTTTTCAAGTCTTTTTGTGTTGTTTTCTCATTTAAAACAACTTTAGAATCAGGTAATAAAACTTTTTTACCTTCGCCAATTTTCGTTATAGTATATTTTGCTTTCATGGTTATAAATTTAACAAAAAAAAAGGACAATATTCAAAATATTGTCCTTTCTTTAATTGTTAGGTATTAATTAACTACCAAAGGAAATCGTTCCGCTCGCATTCGTGTCGATCGAACCTACGTATTCACGTAGTAATTCCGTTTGTTTTCCAGTAAATGTCACCGTATAACCGTTGACCCCTTGAAGTTCTCCTTCTAAAGTCTGGTTAACCGTAGCACGAACCGCAGCATCTAACATTAATACTTCATCGTAACCTAAAACGAACGCTCTATCGTTAGCCGATACAACATCGTAAACACTAAAAACAACAACTACTTTGCCACCGGCAAATAAATCGTTTAATTCTTTAGCTTTTGTTTTTTCCATTTTAGGAACGAAAACTTCTAAAGTGTTTTCAGTAACGTTTGAACCGTTTTCCGTTGAACCTTCTGCCGTGAATGGCTTTGTTTCGAATTCGCCTTCGATCTCAAAGAATTTCTGCAAAGCTGTTAAAACAACCGCAGTATATTCATGAGAAGCACCAGCGGTGAAGCTTGTCACTTCACACGCCGGAACAACAAAGATTCTTTTAACACCACCTCTTCTAGTTTCATCTGAACAGGCTATTAAAACATCATTTGTAATACTCATTTTTTAAAAATTTAATTTGTTAATACTAGTAAGCGAAAGAAATCAATTCAGGGTGTATAATTTGCGCACCTTGCTTGATTTTCCAAATCACTTTTAAAACTTCGTCGTCGTCGTCGTCGCTTCTGATTCTCAAGTTGTCCGAAGTTGTATCAACTCCCACCGCTAAGTTATCAGGAATTGTAAGAACTGCCATGTTATCACCAACAAACGCCGCTTGCGGGTTATCAACATCTGCTAATTGAGTGTCCCATCCTGGAACCTCGTATAATTCAATCCCTCTAAATTTTAATACTGAGGTGTTCCCTTCTTGTAACAACATTAAACCTAAAGAAGATTGAGTGTCTTCATATGTTGTCATTAAGTTATCGACGATTGTAGCCGTTACATAGAACTTCTTTTGTTCTCTTGGCATTTGTCTCAAAACCTTAGACTGGTTTTCGTACATATTTCTCAAAAGAACTAAAGCCCCATCAACAACCAACGCTCCAGCAACTTCAATGTTTGCATCGGTATTCATGTCAAAATATTGACCTAAATTAGCCGATTCGTTTTTGAAAATCTCGATCCAACCATCGTACGCGTTATAATCCGCACTCGCTGCAACGTCATCGTTAAACCACATTTGACGCGCCATATCCCGTGCAACTGCGTCAAGAACTAACGTCATCATAACCTGTTCAACGATTGTTCCACTTAAATCAGTGATTGAAACACCCGCTTTTAATGCTTCATCTTCGAAAACAGTTCCGAAAAACGCGTCTGCGCATTCCTCAACATTAACTTTCATTTTTGTAACTTCTAAAGTTCTATTTGTTATTGGTGTTGCAGTACCGTCAGCACTAAAACCACAAGTAACATATTGCTTTAAAAGTTTATCCAAAGAACCTGGAAGGTGTAATTGAATTTTAGTTTTTACACCGTTGAAAACTCTGTAATTTGCGAAAACATTATCCGCAGCTTCGGTCGGTTTGTAAAAAAGTGTTTGTGTAAGTAATTGACCGTCGTAAGTATAGTCAAAACTTGTTGTAACAATATTTGCCATTTTTTAAATTATTTATTTGTTTATATTATTTTTCGTACCTATTAGCAACTAAGTTCGCTAAAACAGCATTTCCGAATGCGGCTTTCGCATCTGGAGTTTCCTTTTCTACCGGCTCTGGATCTTTTTCCGAATCCGGTTTAACCTCTTCGCCTTTTAACTTCGCAATTTCATCAGTCAAAACAGCGTTTGCGGTTTCTAAAGCCGCTACAGCTTCATCTTTTTCAGACATTCTAGCGTCTTTTTCTTCGATTTCAGCTTTAATTGATTCCAATTTAGCTTGAACTTCGGCGTTGTCAAGAATTTTCACCTCTTTAACCTCTTCCCCTTCTTTTTTAGGGAATAAGTTTGAAATAAAGTCCTTCAAGTCCGAAACTTGTTTACTTAATTCATCCATATTTATTTGATTATTATTGATTACAAACTGTTTTGGAGCGTTTTTAATTCCTAAGTTGCTCATCTTAGTTTTATCTAATTTCGCCGCGATCGCTATCGATTCAGAAACACTAGAAGCGAACCCCATTTCCAACGCGTCTTCGGCGCTGATCCATGTTTCGTTATCCATCATAGCAATTAACTTTGCATGATCGATTCCGGTTCGTTTTGAATATATTGTTGCGATTTTATTCGTGATCGTTTCGAGTAATTCCGCTTCGTTTAACATTTCTTCGGCTTTTTTCTTTAATTTTTCCGAAGTGTAAAAATCCATATCCATTTTAGTTAAATACGGATTATGAATCATTAAAAAACTGTTTTCAGTCATAGTCGGTAACTTATTACCCGCCAAAGCTAAAACCGAAGCCGAAGAAGCCGCAAGGCCGCGAATTTCAACAGTAACATTATATTTGTCTGAAGTTGTTAGAAAGTCATAGATTGCAAAAGCATCAAACACACTTCCTCCGGGTGAATCAATTATTAAATTGATGTTTTTCTTACCTTCAGCTTGAACGTGAGCGATAAAATCTTTTGATGTGATCCCATACCCGCCTATTTCCTCGTTAATGTTTATATTTAAAACATCACTAGATTTATTTTCTATTGAAAACCATTTCATCTAACAAATAAAACACTTAATTTTAATTAATAATAAGGAATTATGTTTTTTTGATGCTTATTTTTTAAGCAATAAACGCACATGGGAAAAGGAAACGTCGTATTTTTCGCATAAAAAGTAATGAATACTTTTAACCGAAATTAATGGGTTCCGATACATTATGATAAAATCTTGTTGAATTAAAGCGTTCCGAACACTTTTTAAATTGATTAATTTATTATCGAATAATTCATCCGCAACCGATTCGGAAACGTTGAAATTTTTAATAATATATTTTGTTACTTCCTGTTTTGACATTGACTGTAAAAGTATTCGATCATATGCCCGATACATTTCCCGCACGTTATATCAATATTTCGGACGCGGGTTTTAAATATTTCTGATAATTCCCGAATCGCGCTTCGGCTAGGTAACATTTTACCACGTACCTTATTCACGAGCGGTTCAATATTATTTAACTCTTTATCGGTAAACGGTTCCATTTTTTCAAAGGACATTCTGAAGCGGCCCAAACTGTTTTCTGTTCTAGTAAGCAAGTGCATTTTTTGCACTGTTCTTTGTTTATCTTGATTAAGCCGAATAAATATCGAGCTTGTTTCTTGTACTTTGGACATTGACGGCAAATTGACAACCGTTCTTCTTGTTCTTTTTCAGTTGTAAACACTAAACAAATATAAGCTATTTATTTTAAAAATTAACCTCGTTTTGTATATTGTTAACGTCTCTATTGACTCCTGCGGTTTGGGTCGGATCGTTTACAACCGGAATCGCTTTAATCGAAGCCGTTACCGAACGCGCGACACTTTGTTCAAATGCTTTCATATCAATACTTTCAGGTTCCGAAGAGAAACCACCGCCGATAAAACCTCGCGAAACATTTGTCGTCGGTGATTGTAATCGCATTCGTTCCAAATTACCAACCATCGCAGCGCCTTGTGGGGTGTCTAAAACTTTCTTCGGCACAACATATTCCTTTGCGTGAACGACTCCGGCCACTTTATGACCGGTTGAATCTGGAGATCCGAACCCGGATCCAGTGAAACCACCTTCTGCGAACGATTGACCTTGTATTGTTGCGATTTCCGCCGCTGTTTTAACCGCCCCTAAACCCACTGCAATAAACGCCGGCGGTGTAAATCCTAACGACGCAAATGTTTTTCCAGCCGCAACCGCTCCATTAATAACAGCACGTGCAGTGTCCGCTTTCTTTTGTTTATCGAATGCTTTTTTATCAATAGCAAGTCGAGCTTGTTCGAATTCCGCTTGCGAAATGATACCCGATTGTTTTTTCGCTTCTATCGAGGCGATTTCCCTTTGTTTTTCCTCTTCGATCCTTGCTTTTTGCCTGTTTAATATACCATCGGCAACGATTTCACCCGCTTGAAAAGAAGCATCGACAATAGCTTTTTTTAATTCTTCTTTTTCTTTTAATCGTTCCAATTCCGCTTCAGCTTCCTTTTTATCCGCTTCAGATTTAAATTCAGCCTCTTTAATTGCTTCGGATGATCGATCTTCTTCTTTAATTAACGAAATATCTTGATTTAAAATCTTTTCCTTAGCCGCTTTCGCTTGATTCAGAGCGTCTTGAGTTTTTAAAATTTCGAGTGTTTCCTTTCCTCCCGATTCTTTTCTTAATTCCTCTAACTTCTTTATTAAATCATTTTCTTTAACCTCAAGCGCACCAGCTTGTTTTTTAGCACCTTCAATTTTTAACGCTGTTAATTGTTTTTGTAACTCGATTTCTTTATCAAGTCGCATCCGATCCGTTTCCTCAACCGAAGCCGCTTCCAAATCGCGCTCTATTTTAAGCGTATTCGCTTTAATATCTAAAATTTCAAGCTCTTTTTGTAGCGCTCTTTCGGTATCTTTTTCTGCTATCTTTGCGCGCTCATCTTCTATTTTTTGAAGTCGTTTTAACTCATCCTCTTGATCTTTTTTAACCGCCGCAATTCGTGTTTTAACTATTGCGTTTTCTTTATTACGTAATTCAATACTTTTAGTAATAGAGGCCGCAACTAGTGCTTCCTTTTCCGCTTCTAAATCTTGAATTTCTTTTAAAGCTTCGTTATCGGTGTCATTCGCTTCGGTTTGTAATTTTGCTAATTTTATTCGCCGATCTAGTTGATCGATTTGAATCGCTTCCGTTTCTTTTAATATCTTTTGTGCTTCTCGTGCCGCTTTGATTCGTTCCGAATCCGTTAACAATGTATCTTCTGCGATTTTCTTTTGTTCCTCGAATAATCTATTTCCTTTTTCTTTCGCTCTATTTAATCCGATTTCATTTTCTTCGATTTCGATAGTTAAATTCGCTATTTCCGCTCCACGTTCGGCCGCAATTCTCATTTCCTCCGAAAACTCTTTTCCGGCTTGGACTAGTGATTGCATTTGCTCCGGATCGAGTCCAGTTGTGGCTTGAATTAAATTATCTTTAATT